AGATGCCACTAAATTTAGCATCTCCAGGCATATTGGTAAGAGAGGTTGATCTTACCAGTGGTCGAATTGATCCAACAACGGATAAAATTGGAGCAATTGTAGCACCTTTCCCAAAAGGTCCTGTAAATTTACCAACACTGGTAAGTACAGAACAACAATTAGTAGATATTTTTGGGGAACCTTCTGCTATCGACAAGCACTATGAACACTGGTTAACTGCATCATCATACTTAGCATATGGTGGCGGTTTACAAGTAGTAAGAGCATCAGGAGATAATTTAACAAATGCACTAGCAGGATCTGCAAGTAGCATAACAATCAACAGCACTGAAGATTACGTAACAAAGACTTACGACGAGAACACAATCGGAAATGTTACAATAGCTGCCAGAAACCCAGGTTCTTGGGCAAACGGTATTCAAGTAGCAATCATCGACTCATTTGCTGACCAGACATTAACAGGTTATTTTACAGATGTTGTAGTTGGTTATGGTGTAACGCAAGGTCTTGATGGTAAAGTACTAATTGGTGCAGGATCAACTTCATCCTTAGATGGATATTACCTAAAAGGTGTAGTTACTGAAGTTGGTGTAGGAAACAGTTCAATTAAAGTTAAGGTCAATTCTTATATTGATCCAAACGGAGATGAAGTAGAGGTAGATTACACTGCAGGGGGAACATGGCAGTTCGCAGGTAGCGGAACAGTAGGAGTTCATACAAATGGATATAATAGTGCTTTCACCACTAAAACTTATGACAGTGCATCAGATTGGTTCGATACTCAAACCGTTCAAATCAGTTCAACAGGTATTTCAACAGTAACATATAAGTGGAATGCTTTAGCAGGAAGACCAGGAACTTCAGCATTTGCAGAATCCAGAAAGTCCAAGAATGACGAAGTTCATGTTATTGTTTTTGATGGAAATGGATCTATAACAGGAACTGTTGGTACTGTTATTGAGAAACATATAGGTCTTTCAAAAGCAACAGACGCACAATTCTCAGCAGGTAGTCCTTCTTATTGGAGAAAATATCTTTACAATAATTCAGAAGTTATCTTTGGTGGTAGTGCACCTGCAGGTATAACAACCACTGGATTTAGTTCTGGATTTACATTACAAGGAGATGATGCTTGGGATCAACCTGCAGAGGATATAATCTTCTCAGCAGCTGGAAACCAGACATTCACTCTTTCAAAAGGTTTCAACTACGATTATTCATCAGGAATATCTACCGCAGGTGCTTTAGATTCAACTAAAGCAGATATTAATGGTGGTTATGATATTCTTGCTAACACAGAAGAATATGACGTTGATTTCTTAATTCAAGGTTCTGCTAGTTACGGAAAAGAAGCAGCACAAGCATTAGCATCTAAACTTATCTCAGTTGCTGAATCAAGAAAAGATGCCATTGCGTTCATATCACCATATAGGGGTGCATTTTTATCAGAATCAGCTGATAATACAACTAATACTATAAACTCTGCTAATACAATTACAGACAATGTAGTATCATTCTTTGCACCATTACCTTCATCAAGTTACGCTGTATTTGACAGTGGATACAAATACATGTATGATAGGTTTGCAAATACATTTAGATATGTACCTCTAAACGGAGACATCGCAGGTATTTGTGCTAGAAATGATATTAACAACTTCCCTTGGTTCTCACCTGCGGGAACAGCAAGAGGTTCAGTCCTCAATGCTATCAAACTAGCATATAATCCTACAAAATCTCAAAGAGATGTTTTATACAGTAATAGAATTAACCCAGTAATCTTCTCACCAGGAGATGGAATTATTCTATTCGGTGACAAGACAGGTCTTGCTAGAGCATCAGCATTCGACAGAATTAACGTTCGTCGTCTATTCCTCTTCCTAGAAGATGCGATCTCAGCTGCTGCTAAAGACCAACTATTTGAGTTTAACGATGAAATTACAAGAACAAACTTTGTAAATATAGTTGAACCATTCTTACGCGATGTTCAGGCAAAGCGTGGAATCACAGATTATGTCGTTGTTTGCGATCAAACAAACAACACTGCAGCAGTTATTGATGCAAATGAGTTCGTCGCTGACATCTTTATCAAACCCGCAAGATCAATTAACTTCATTGGTCTAACATTTGTTGCAACTAGAACAGGTGTTTCATTTGAAGAAGTAATCGGTAACGTTTAATTAGAGGTTTAAAAAATGCCCACTAGACAACAAATTAATCCACCCCCACTAAGAAAGATTACTGATTTTAAAAGTAAGTTAATTGGTGGTGGTGCAAGAAGCAATCTATTTGAAGTTGTACTCAACTTCCCTAGCATTGCTCCCGCAAGTTCAGAAGTTCTTGATAAAGCAAGATTCTTAGTTAAAGCAGCAAATTTACCTGCTTCAAACATATCTGACATAACAGTTCCTTTCAGAGGTAGGATTCTCCACGTAGCAGGAGATAGAACTTTTGATAGTTGGACAATTACAGTTATTAACGATACAGATTTTGCTATCCGTTCTGCAATGGAAAATTGGATGAACGCGATAAACAGAGTCTCTGATAATACAGGTTCAACAGATCCTGCATCTTATCAAGCAGACGCAACTGTTTTCCAACTAGATCGTTCTGGAGAAACACTCAGATCTTATCGTTTTTACGATATTTTCCCAACTCAAGTTGCTCCTATCAACCTATCATATGATACGGAAGGTATTCAAGAGTTTACTGCAGAGTTCCAAGTTCACTGGTGGGAAGCTGCCAAGGGTGTTGGTTCCGCAGCAGGTGGTGAAAATATCAACTAAATAAACATAGGAATATTTTAAGAGAATTTAATAATGGCGAAACTCTTTGGTTTTTCGATTGAAGATAATGAAAAGAAACCGAAAGGTATAGTATCCCCCGTTCCTCAAAATAATGAGGACGGGGCTGATTTCTATCTACAATCAGGATTTTATGGACAGTACGTAGACATCGAAGGTGTCTATAAAACTGAATACGATCTAATTAGACGGTATCGTGAGATGTCGTTACATCCAGAAGCTGATAAAGCAATCGAAGATATTGTTAATGAAGCAATTGTTAGTGATCTATATGATTCTCCTATAGAAGTTGAGTTATCAAACTTAAATGCAAGTGATAAGTTAAAGAAAGCAATAAGAGAAGAATTTAAAACAATAAAAGAAATCATGGACTTTGATAAAAAGTCTCATGAAATATTTAAAAATTGGTATGTCGATGGTAGATTATTTTATCTGAAAGTCATTGATATTGATAAACCAGAAAATGGTATTCAAGATTTAAGATATATTGATCCTTTAAAAATAAAACATATTAGAAAAGAGAAGAAGAAAGAAAATGATAAAGCTGGTTTTAGAGGAACTATACCTGTAGGAACTAGAGCACCCGAAGATTATCCAGAAATTGAAGAACATTTTATATACACACCAAACTCAGGTGCTAATCGTGGACCTGGTAACTTTGGTGCTTCAAAAGCATCTATCAAAATTGCAAAAGATTCAATTGCATTTTGTACATCTGGATTAGTTGATAGAAATAGAAATACTGTTTTATCTTACTTACATAAAGGAATTAAAGCACTTAATCAATTAAGAATGATTGAGGATAGTCTTGTAATTTATAGAATATCAAGAGCACCAGAAAGAAGAATATTTTATATTGATGTTGGTAATTTACCAAAAGTAAAAGCAGAACAATATCTTAAAGATGTTATGATGCGTTATAGAAATAAAATGGTCTATGATGCAAACACTGGAGAAGTTCGCGATGATAAGAAATTCATGAGTATGATGGAAGATTTCTGGTTGCCTCGTAGAGAAGGTGGTCGTGGAACTGAAATCACAACTTTACCTGGTGGACAAAATCTTGGAGAACTTTCTGATATAGAATATTTCCAGAAAAAATTATATCGTGCATTAGGTGTTCCTGAGACAAGAATGCCTGGTGGTGGAGATGGTTTTAATCTTGGTAGATCATCAGAGATATTAAGAGATGAATTGCAGTTTGCTAAATTTGTAGGTCGTTTAAGAAAGAGATTTGCAAATTTATTCAACGATCTTTTAAGAACACAATTAATTCTTAAAAATATTATTGCTCCAGAAGATTGGACTGAAATTAGCGATCATATTCAATATGATTTCTTATATGATAATCAATTTGCTGAACTTAAAGAATCTGAATTATTAGAAGGAAGATTAGGTATATTAGCAACTATCGAACCATATATTGGTAAGTATTATTCTACTGAGTATGTTCGTAAGAAAGTATTACGTCAAACTGATGCTGAGATTATTGATATTGATGAGCAAATAGAAGATGAAATACAAAAAGGTATTTTACCAGATCCAAGTGCAGTTGATCCAGTAACTGGAGAACCATTACCTCAAGAAGGTGGAGGAGATCTTGGTCAAGTTCCTACTAATGGAGAAGCTCCAATGGTAGACCCCGAAGATGGAGATGGTGCAGTCTTACCTGAACCAAAGGGTGGAAAGATCTAGTATAAATAAAAATAAATTTAACATTAAATCATGGAAGATATTATTAATGCTATAGCAACAGATGCTTCTGCGTCTGAAGTTTCAGATGCTTTGAAGAATGCACTTTTTGCAAAAACAGGAGAAAGAATTGATGCTATGAAATCTAAAGTAGCATCTGCTATGTTTGATCAACCTGAAGCAGAAATAGAAACAGAAGTCGAAGCAGAAGCAGAAACTGAAGTTACTGATACACCAGAGGAAGAAGAGGAAACTGAATAAAGATACTTAATTTAATAAATACAAGATAGTATTCTATATTCTATACAAGAAAAACTGAGGAACCAAAAGAATGACAAGAATTCTCGTAAAAGGGACACAAATAACTGTACCGAATACAGTTGGTGCTGCAACTAGTTTTAGTGAAGCAACAGTTGTTCGTTTAGCAAATCCATCTGCCAACGACAGAGTGGTTACTGTTGCTGAAAATAATGGTGGTTCCGCTACTATAGGAACTTTCACAATATTAGCAGACACAACAGAATTATTGGAAAAGAATCCAACAGATGTAGTTTTTGTAAATGCAGGAACTGATGTGTTAGGTGCTAAAGTAGGATTTACAAATTAGGACTATGAAACTAATAACAGAAGAAATCTCAAACGTTAAATTTATTACTGAAGGAAAAGGTAGTAAAAAGAAAATGTATATTGAAGGTGTTTTCCTTCAAGGAGATCTAAAAAATCGTAACGGAAGAATGTATCCAGTTAACACTCTTGCAAAAGAAGTTAACAGATATAATGAAGCATTCGTTGCAAAAGGTCGTGCTCTTGGAGAACTTGGACATCCCGATGGTCCTACAGTAAACCTCGATAGAGTTTCCCATAAAATTACTTCTCTTCGTCAAGAGGGAAATAATTTTGTTGGTAAGGCACAACTTTTAGAAACACCAATGGGTAAGATTGCAAAATCTTTACTAGATGAAGGTGTTACTTTAGGAGTTTCTTCTCGTGGTGTTGGTTCACTAAGAGAAAGTAGTAATGGATGTAAGGTTGTTGGCGAAGATTTTATGTTAGCAACTGCTGCAGATATTGTTGCTGATCCATCAGCACCTGATGCTTTTGTATCAGGAATTATGGAAGGAAAAGAGTGGGTTTGGGAAGGAGGAATACTCCGTGAACAACTCGCATCTCAAACAAAAAAACATATTAATACACTTGTAGATCAGAAGGTACTTGAGGAACATAAATTGAATTTATTCAATGAATTCCTATCAAATCTTTAAGTTCTATAAATAAATACAGATTATCACCAATTTACTTAGGTAGCAAATTAGACAAAATGGAAAAAATCGAAGAGAACGTGGTGACCAAAGGTGCTAAACCTGCGGAACCAATGCAAAAAATGGCAGGAGGAGAAGTAGAGGATCTAGGCGGTCCTACTCCCGAAAACTATAAACCTGACGACGATTCAGCAAAACTAAAAACACCTGGTGCAACACTTAAGCAAGTTAAGGATGTTGTAAACAAGGGTGCTAAACCTGCAGAAGCTGGTAAAGGCATGAAAGAAGAGGAAGAAGTTGAAGGCGACGTAGTTGCTGAAGACGAAGCAAAAACTGATGAAGTTGTTGCTGAAGAAGAATCTTCTACAGAAGAAGTTGTTGCTGAAGCAGAAACTTCCGAAGAGGAAGTAATTGCTGAAGAGGAAGAAGCAGAAGAGGAAATTAATATCGATGAAGATATTAACGCACTCATCGCAGGAGAAGAACTTTCCGAGGAATTCCAAGAGAAAGCAAGAACAATCTTCGAGACAGCAATCAAGTCTAAGGTTGCTACCGTTAAGGAAGAACTACAAGAAGCTTATGAAAAAGTACTTGTAGAGGAAGTAGAAGCGGTGAAAAAAGATTTAACAGATCGCGTCGATTCATACCTTGAGTATGTTGCAGACGAGTGGGTTAAAGAAAATCAACTCTCAGTCGAAGAAGGACTAAAGGCTGAAATGACTGATTCATTCTTAGATGGAATGAAGAAACTATTTGAAGAACATTATGTAACAATCCCTGAAGACAAATATGATGTCCTAGAGAGTATGGTAGATAAACTTGATGAAATGGAGTCAAAACTCAATGAGCAGATCGATAAGAACGTTGCTCTTAATAGAAGATTAGCAGAATCAGTTGCCGATGTAATTTTTGCAGAAGTAACAGAAGGATTAGCACTTTCACAGAAAGATAAGCTCGCTAAACTTGCAGAAAATGTTGAGTTTGATAGTGAAGATACCTATCGCGAGAAACTAGTTAACTTGAGAGAATCTTATTTCCCATCAAATACTAGTGCTCCCAAGAAAGACGACTCTGATACCCTAATTTCTGAAGGGGTTGAAGAACCAGTTAAGCAGTATTCTACAAGAATGGATGCTTATCTTCAGACTCTAGGTAGAGTTGCCAATTCAAAAAAGTGATTTTTAGATTATAAAATCAAACTCGTATAAATTTCGCATAAAGGAAAAATCAAATGCAAATGTTCAACACTGAACAACTGCAGGAGAAGTGGGCACCCGTCTTAGACCACGACGGAATGGATCCAATTAAGGATTCCCATCGTAGAGCGGTGACTGCTATTCTGCTAGAAAACCAAGAAAGAGCTGTAAACGAAGAGAGAGAATTCTTATCTGAGCAGCCAACAAACGCTACACAAAGCACATCAACCGTTGCAGGTTTCTCTGCTTCTGCAG